GAGTTTAACGAACCTAATCCTACTAGAGAAATGAATGAAGAGATGCTAATGTTGGATGAATAATGGCAGGCACAATGAAAATAGAATGGGATAATCCCGATATTGAAAAACTAGATAATCATTTTTCTAAAATAAACAAATTGTATGGAGCAATGGATACTACAGAATTACCTTTTATGCTCATACAGGATTTATACAATAAGTCAGGTAGAAACTTAAAAAGATCTATGAAAGCACTAGAAAGGATTAATAGTCAAATTGAAAAAGATCCAAATTTTGATAAGTTTGGTGGTGGAGACTATTTAACTAGGTGGTATGAATTAACTGAAAGTCCTTTTGAAGAAGGATTACCTATGGATAATCAAATGATGCCAGAGGATTTTAGATAATGGCAACATATTACCCAGACGGAAATAGAGATTTTAGAAGGTATATGGAAAGTTTTGTACCCGGATTAGGAATAGGAGGTGCTAATTTATTGTACATGACTCAAATGGGAAAAATGGCTGGCAAAAATAAAGGTCTAGCATCTGCTTTAGCAAGAGAAGCAAAACGAATAGATCCTAGATTAAAAATTAATTACTCAAATCCAAACAACATGTTTTATGCTATGGGAGCAAAACCTCCATTTGATATGTCTGCTTTTGGTGCATTTTACGATTCTAGAAATAATATGGTAAATGTTCCAAAAGGTAATTATGGATTTTTAGCACACGAATTAGGTCATGCAGAACAGTATAGGAATCCTTTATATAGAAAAACATTAGCTCCTTTATCATCAATAGGAAGAGTAGCAGGTAAATATGGATTACTAGCACCTATTTTTACAGACAATGAGCAAGAAGCAAAAAGAAATGCACTTATTGCAGGTGGTCTTCAGGTTCCAACATTAATAGAAGAAGTTGATGCATCTCGTAGGGGTTCAAGAATTTTAAATGATCAAATAAAAAATAAGCCAGTTGCTATGGGAACTAAAACTAGTAAACTTGGTCAAGCTTTAACAAGGCTTAGACCTTTTGTCGGTTTACCAACATATGCTCTAGCAGCTATATCACCTTATTTGTTATATAAATATTATAAATCAAGAGGTATGTATGAAGGTACATACTAAAAAATTGAAGAAAGCGGTTGCTGGAAATAACCAAATCGCAAAGGAAAAGTAATGGAGAATATCATAGAAACACGTAATGCTGATCAGGCACCACAAGAGGATGCAATGCTCAATGTAGAGCAACCTGCAATACCTAATGGGGAGATACCACTAGATAGTGGTGTGTCTGAGTCAATTACGCAAGAAACGCAAGAAGTCTCCCCAAGAGACGACTCAACTCGTTTTGAATATTGGCAATCACAAGCTGATAAAGCCAAGGGAGAGCTTAATGCACTACGTCAAGAGTTAGATTATTATCGTAACGGACAAGACGTGCAGAGCTCTGCCTCCAATGGACAACCTCAAGCATACCCTGAACAAGGATTGCAAGAGCCTTCATTGAAGGAGCCTACAGCACCTGAAAGACCACATTCATACAATGAGGTTGATGCTTATAATGATCCACAAAGTGAATCGTTTAAGTATCGAGTGGCTAAAGAAGCCTATAGAGATAAGTACATGGATTTTCTAAAAGAAAAAGACCAAGTACGTGAACAGGAACTGCAAGCACAATACCAAGCTCAAATGCAACAACAACAGGCACAGATGGTACAGCAACAGGCTATGAGCCATGCTGTAAATAACTTCGGATGGGATCAGAATAAAGCTATGGAGTTTGTACGGTGGTCACAGAGTCCTGAAAATCTTACATTAGACAATTTAGCCAAGTTGTTTGAATTAAGGACAAACCCTAACCCAGTAGTAAAGCAAAGAACAGAAGAAATGCAGAATCAGGCAAATCGTTTAAATGTGCCTAAAACAACTGCAGTTCAAACTGGTCAGGCAGAACAGCCTAAAACAGAAGAACAACTCTTTAGTGATGCTTTATTGGGTAGGTAAGTCATAAAGTAAACTAGAACAATAGGAGTTAAAAATGGCAGCTACAGAAAAGCTACTAGGAGCTTCTGGTGTACTTTTTACGGATAGACGAAATTTTTACGTAGATCCGCAGGTCACTAAGGAGCTATGGACAGACGTTGCCCCTTTTACTACAATGATTAGTAATCAGGAGCAACGTGATGTACCAGACCCAGTTTTTAAGATGTTTGAACATCGTAATCCTTGGGTAAAACAAGAGTTTAAAGCAAAAGAAGATGTTGATGATGTAGATAACAACGCTACTTTGCCAGCAAATGATGTTGGATCAGTTGAATTAGAAATTGATTCAATACAAGGTTTGGCAAGTCCAGTTGATTCATCATACATAGGTTTACAGTGTGAAGTATGGAACAGCGACAAAACTTCTAAAAAAGGTGTTGTTTATGTTTCTGCATTAGGGTCAACTGCAGGTCACATTATTATTAAAAATATTGGCGGATCTGCAATGGACATTAATAACAATGATTGTTTTTTAGTTATTGGTAATGCACATGGTGAGGGTAGTTCAGCACCAGAAGCATGGGCAGATGAACTAGACGTTGTTTACAATTCTTGTCAGATCTTTAAAACACCTCTTCAAGTTACTGGTACTCTAGAAGCAGCAGTGCTTAGAGGTGAGTCATCTGAATTAGCTAGACTTCGTAGAATGAAAGCACAAGAACACAAAATGCAAAAAGAAAAAGCATTTTTGTTTGGTAAAAGACTCGGTGGTACAGGCCTTGGAGATGCAGCATACGATGCTGGTAACGTAGGATCAGACCCTGCTGAAGGTGTTTTAGAAGATGGTGGAAGAACAGATGCTAATGGAAATCTTGTAAGAACAACTTATGGGATTATATCAGCATTAGAACAGTATGGTAACAGTACAGCTACAGACGATGCACAAAACATATTTACAATAGATGATTCATATGGCTATGCAGACTTTGTTGATGATATGGAAAAAGTATTTCAGTATATTCCAGAAGCAGGTGTTAAGCGTGCTTTTGTTGGTGCTGGTGCTTTAGGATACTGGTCTAAAATGGCAGGTTCATCAGGATTATCTGGCAACTCAGGTTGGACAGTAAATCTTGGAGATATGGCACGTGATTCACTTGGTTTTAATTACAGAGTGCTTGAAACACCTCATGGAATGTTGCAGTTGATTCCAACTCCAGCACTACGTGGGCCTTACAACAAGTATATGGCTGTAGTTTCTGAAGAGAATCTATTTCATGCTATATATCGCCCATCTATGTATCAGACAAATATTAAGACTGATAATGCCTTTGATGGTGTTAAAGATCAATACATGTCTGACGAAGGTGTTGGTATACAGCTAATTGAAAGTCATCACTTGTTTAAAATCACAGCGTAAGGAGGCTTATTATGGCTAGACCTTACTTAGGTGGTTCAAGTGCAGGAGTCAAAGAACTGACTGCTGCTTCAACATTGGCTATTGCTGATAGTGGTAAAGTTTTTATGCTTAACTCAAGTTCTGAGTTTGCAACAACTTTACCTGCCCCTAGCAACATTGGATGGGAAGCTACATTTATTGTAAAAGCTGCACCTTCAGGTGCAAGTTATACAGTAGTTACTCCATCAGGTGCAATACTAGGATCAGTAAGTGCTGGTGCTGCTGATGATGTAGCAGATACAAGTGATGGTAGTGATACTACTATTACATTTGTTGACGGTTCTGCAGTCGCAGGTGATTATGTAAAGTTGGTAGCAGATGGTACTAACTACTACATAGTTGGCGGTCTTGGAAAAGTCGCTGCTGGTATAACAATCAGTTAATAAACAAAACAAGTTGGGGGAGTGTAATGCTCCCCCTTCTTAACTAGGAAAAATTATGGGACTACAAAATTTTACAGTAAAAGAAAGTGTATCTCCTTACCATAAAGCAGTAGTAGCTACTACAAATGCACAAGCTGAGAGTAGAGCTATATATGTTAAGGTAGCAGGTGATTACACTTTAACAATTAATGGTGCAGATATTGCATTTAATGGTTTATTAAAAGGCCATATCTATCCATTGGCAATAACAAAATCTAGTTCAGCAAACGTTATTCTTTTGTATTAATGGCAACATTTAAACAAAAAATGGAGCAATTGGTAGGAACAATAGATTCCTCTGTTGCTGATACAGACTTGAATGTATTTCTAACCAATACTGCTTATGAAGTATTAGAGATAATACCTGACAAAATAGCTATTAGATATACTATAGATAACGAGCAAACAGATAATAGCGGATTTAATAGCACTAACAACAGAGTATTGGGAGTTATAAGAAATGGATTTGAAGCACAAGAAGTATCTATTGGATTGAGTACACAAATAGAAGATGCTGACTCTATACACTTTAGAAGTGCTAGAACGCCTGTGTATTACTATGACAATGGAACAATTGTAATAAAACCAGATCCTACAAATAGTGAAAAAGCACAAATCAAAACTATAGCATATCCTATTGTAACACACAGTGGAACAGCTATAACAGGGTTTCCAGACACAGCAGAATATGCGGTAGTGTTAGGTGCTTGTGTTAAATATTTATATGATGTATTAAATACTGCAGTAAACATAGATGAAGACATTGAAATAACACAGGCTATTAAACTGCAGATAGATTCATTAATGCAGTTATATCAACAAGAATTAAAAAGGATTAGTGAGATAAAATGAAACAAAAGCAGTTACACGAACTAATTCAATCACACCATCCTGAAATGAAAGAGGGTGAAATAAGGCTACGCTTGAATAATGCATTAAAAGAGTTTTGTAGAAAAACAAGAATATTGCAAGGTGCATTCAAGTTTACAACTCAATCTGGTCAAAGATATTATGGGTTAGATGAAAAAATTATAGAAATAACAAGTGTTGATTATGATGGTGAGTCTATAGAAAGATTATCAGGCAGACCTAATAAAAGAGATTTAACATGAAGATTTATTTTATTGAACGTGATGCAATAGCAATTGCAGAAACAAGTGATAGGGTAACATTTACAAGTGTTACTGAAGCAAAAGAAGTTACCTTATTTTGTGTAAAAGAAGATGAGGAGTTTGTATCTGACAATACGTCTGCTAGTGGAATAGGCATGAACGAAGAACCAAATATAGCAGATGAGTTTCACGAAGCATTAGCATACAGAGTTATACAACAAGGTTATGAAAGAAAACCTGAAGAAATACAATTAGCAGCATATTTTAAACAGCAGTTTAATGAAACAGTTAGAGAAGCTAAAAAGTCTGCTAATAAAAACTATGATGGAAGTGGCTATGCAATAAGAGGCTATGATTACTAATGAGTTATGTTTCTAGAAAACCAAAAACAAATAATAGTATTGGAGATTCTTTTTGGCAGAACGTTTCACAAGAATGGCGTTTTATTGATGCCATAACAAAGAATGGTCTTGATTTTAAAATAGATCAATATGCATTAACTCAGAAATTATTAAAATACTCAAAGCCTACTTACACAGCTCCATCTGATTATGTTGCTCCAATAAGAAATGAAGTATCAATACCAACAACAACAATGACGAGTGTATAATGTCTAGTTTATATAATAAAAAAGTAAGAGAAACCTTTCCAGATTTATTAACTGTATTAGGCAGTTCCGTTGGAGAAGGATTAACTACATCTGCTAAAAGAATATTTGATGGAGATGGTACAGGTAGTGCATTATTATTAAGTACAACTACACTTCAAGTAGATGGAACATTAAATTTAAAAGAACAATCATCAGCACCAAGTAGTCCTACGGTTGGAGATTTGGCATTCATTAATGATGAATTGTATATAGCCAAACAATAGGAGAACATTATGGCAACATGGAAAAAGGTCATTACAGTAGACGATGACGCTAACTATAAAAATGAATCAATAACATTAGCACAGCTAGATGCAGGATTAGATGGTGAATCTGGTTACGGTGCTAATAAAGTACTAAAAGTTAATAGCTCTGGTAATGCTATTGAATGGGCAGATGATAGCACAGTTACAACTTTAAATTCATTAACAGATGTAACTATATCTAGCGTAGCAGATCATGAAGTATTAGCATACGATAATGCTAGTAGTGAGTTTATAAACATGACTGCTGCAGAAGCAGGTTTACAAACTGCACTTACATTTGGAACTGCAAATGGTAATTCAGTTAAAGTGGTTACAGGAATAGGTGCAGATATAGATGCAAATGATTTTGCTGTGTTTACTAATGACCACGATCAAGCAGGTGGTGGTTTAAAAGGATTAAGTGCACAACAAGCTAGAAGTGCTATGAGTGCTGCTAATGTAAGTGGAGCAACTAATCAAGATTTTAGTGCTCAAAATTTAACAGTAACTGGAGATTTAACAGTTACTGGTACTACAATAAGTACAGCTACAGAAAATATTAAAATAGAAGATTCTGTAATGACTGTTAATAGTGGTGTGGCAAGTGGTAACACTGCTGCAGATGGTGGCTTTATTGTTGAAAGAGGTACAAATGGAGCTACTGCAGGTCTAGTTGGAACTGATGGTCACAATGTGGGCTTTGGATTTGATGAGTCTGCAGGATATTTTGGGTTTAGTTCTGGTAGTTCTACAAGTGCATTTACTTTTGTAGCAGGAGTACCTACAGCAACAAATCATGCAACAAACACAGCACCATCTAACGATGATATAGGCCCAATAGGTTCAATACATGTTGCTACAGATTCTGATTCTGTATATATCAGAGTAGCTTAATGTCAAAGATAACGCCTGTTAAAAAGAATAAAGAATCGTTTACTGTTAAAGACACAGACTTTTTATTGAAACTTATTATGAGGTCAAGCTTTGACGGTGCTGATATAGATATAGCATACAATGTTCTTAAAAAACTAACTGAACTACATAGGTCTAAACTTGAAAGTTGATTTATCAATAGATGATTTAAGCATTCTTAAACAGGCATTAGAAACCATGACAATAAGAGGTAAAGATGCTATGTTTGTAGGAAAGTTATTAGAAAAGATTACAATCTGTTTTGATAAAGAGTTAGCCAAGGAATCTAAATAATGCCCAGTTGGAAAAAAGTAGCGTTAGCTGATGCAACTAATACATTTACTTCTGACCAAATAGTTGATGGTGGAACTACATCAAGATTAATTATAAATAGTTCTACCCACAATGCAAGTGTAGCTAATGAAGCTAGACTGCAACTTGGATTTGGTCATTCTGGTGCACCTGATGCTGTAGGCTATGTTAAGCTAACCGAAAATGCTACCAATTCATTTGATGGTACAATAACTATAGGTGTACCATATAATAATGGTTCTGGTGGTAGTGCTACAAGAGATGCACTTACTATAAGACAAACAGGTGATGTTACTTTTTTTCAACACGCTAATTTTCCTGACAATGGTAAAGCTTTGTTCGGAGCATCAAACGATTTACAGATATATCACAATGGAATACATAGTTATATAAATGAAGGCGGTACTGGGAACCTAATTATTTATCAAGGTTCAAATACTGCTGTATTTAGTCCAACTGCAGTTACTATTAATCGTAATGCTACTTTTTCTGGTGATATTCTTGTTGCCAATACAACTCCAAGTCTGTCACTGCAAGATACAGATGGTACAAACCAAATATCTGAGTTCCTTACAAGTGGAGCAACTACATATCTAAGTTTAAGAAATGGCTCAAGTCACGGAAGTTTAGTAATTAGAGGCTACAATGGAAGTGTTTATTCTACTGCACTCACCATAGACTCAAGTCAAAATGCTACTTTTGGTGGGAGCATATCAGGTGGGAGTGATGGTAACAATATAAAATTTACCCAAGCTGATAGTCAATTATATTTTTTAAAATTAACAAGAAGTACAACATCACTTACTACTGTTGGAAATATTGGTGTAGGTACTACAAATGCAGCAGGTAAATTATCTGTAGTAACGACAAGTGATACAAATGGAACACCAACTGCTTATGATGATAAATTTTTTACAGTTGGTGAAGGTGGGACAACTGGTGGTAATGTATTTATATCTTACGACCAAACAAATAATAGAGGTTATATTGGTGCATTGTCACCTTCAGTTGCTTGGAGAGATTTAATATTAAATACTGGTGGTGGAGATGTGGGTATACGAGTAACGAATCCAGATGGCACTCTTCACGTTCATACTGCAACTGCTGGCACAGTGAATGCAGATGTTTGGGTAGATGATTTAGTAGTTGAAAATAGTTCAGATGGTGGAATATCAATACTAACTCCAAGTGCGAATCAAGGTGCTATTGCTTTTGGAAGCCCAATTGATGCAAATAGAGCCCAAATAACTTACCAACACAGCACAGATAAGATGATAATTAAGTCTGGTGGTAGCACTGCACTCACTATAGATTCAAGCCAAAATGCTACTTTTTCTGGTGCAATAACAAGTGATGGCAACTTAACACTACGCTCTGATAGTGGTGCGAATATTTCTTTTACAGAAGCTGATGGCAGTGCTGATGAAATGATGATTGGTTATGACCAAGCTAATCAAAGATTAAGATTTAGAAGTAATGCACATTCTTTGGATAGAATGTTAATTACAAAAACAGGACAAGTTGGTATAAACATTGTTCCAGCAACTACTTTAAATGTAGCATCTCCTGTTAGTTCAAATGTCACAACATTTCCAACATTAAGATTAACAAGTCAAACAGAAACAGCAGACTGGGATGCTGGAGATGTTAATGGTGCTTTTGAATTTTATAGTGCCGACTTAAGTGGAAATGCTCCATACGTTAACGCTTTTATAAAGTCTATAAATGAACAAGAAAATGGAACACTGCCAAGTGGTTCTTTGTCTTTTGGTACTGCTACTTATAATGCAGTTGGTGGTGCAGTTGAACGTATGAGAATTGATAGCTTAGGCAATTCTATTTTTTATGGCAATGTAAAAGTGTTAAATACCTCTTCTCCAAGCATTAGATTAAATCCAGATGTTTCAGATTTGACTGATAGTCACAGAGCATTTATTGGATATGCTACTAGTAATGATAATTTTATTACTGGTACAGTAGATAATGACTTAGCAATCAGAAGTTCAGCAACAGGAAATATTGTATTTGGTCGTGGCACTACTGAGTCAGCAAGACTAGATTCGTCAGGTAATTTAGGTATAGGTACAGAAAGTCCTGACTCACTTCATAAATTAACAATTAAAACTTCTGCTACTGGTGGAGACTGGATTTTAGGTCAGCAATCTGATGGTGGGCAAGGTTTTAGAATTGGTGCAGATACTGGTGATGATGCTTTTTTTGAATTAGGAAGTGCCGGAACAAGTAATGCTGTTCTTATACAAGCAGATGGAAATAGTCATTTTAATGGTGGAAATGTTGGTATAGGTACAACTAGTCCTACTAGCCCTGCAGGTGTTGGACGATTTTTAAACATTGCCCATACATCTCATGCAGGTATTGTACTTCAAGATACAAATTCTACAGCATATGACATATACAGTGCAGATGGTCATGTATATTTTTACAGTCAATCTTTAGCTACAAATACAGTAAAATTGAAAAAGATGGCAATGTTGGAATTGGAACAACAAGTCCATCAAAAAAATTAGAAGTAGATGGCAGTTTTAATTTAGGCTCAAATGCTTTTATTAATTACAACGCTACTTATCCATATACAATTAATGTAGAAAACACTGCAGGAGTTGGAAACTTAACATTTCAAGCAGGAACTGGGTCTACTGGTTTTAAATCTAAAATAGAATTGCAAGGTGGCAATACAGCTACTGATGCATCTATTACACTAACTACTGCTGATAGTGCTAGAATGACTATTTTAAATAGTGGTGATGTTCAACTCACAAACAATCTTTCACTAACAAATGCAAGTCCAGTTATGTACATGAGTGGTAGTGGAGGAGACCATGCTAGGTTTGGATGGACAGAAGGCGACCCTGATACTGCTTATTGGAGATTCTATCAAAACGGTGGAATGACTGCATCTATTACTATGGATGCTTTTACAGAAAATACTGCAGGTGGTAGAATAGAATTTAATAGCGGTGCATCAGAAGTAGCTATGGCATCTATAGGTACTTATGGTGTTTTTTTAGGAAGAGATGCAGTTGGTCAACAATCAACAACAGAACTTGGCGGATATGGAGTTTTATCTGTAAATGGTCAACGGTATGGTAATTACGGTTGGCTAACATTTAATGCACCTACAACTAATTTTACAGCTAGTTCAAGAGGTTGGGCATTAACTAATGGTTATAAAGCACATAGTTTTGCAATATTAAAATCTAGTACTGCAAGTACTGAACCTAGTTTAACTACTAACGGTGAAGTAGGTAGTGGCACTACTGCACCTTTAGTTATTGATAATTCTGGAAACACAGAACTAGGTGCAAATCTAACAGTTAATGGAAATCTAGTATCATTAGAAAAAGATATTGGAGGTAATGCATCTTTTGTAAGAATGAATTATAATATGGAAAACTCTACGGATGATGCATTTGGTACTGTTGGAATGCAAAGAACTTCAAGTACTACCTATTTAGGTATGCTTATTTCTTCTGACTCTAGAGATGGTATACGATTTAACACTGCTAATGGAACTCCAGTAGAACGTATGAGAATAAACGCTACAGGACAAGTTGGTATAGGGACAGGTACTCCTTCTCAAAGATTAGAATTAGCAGGTGGTACTTCTGGTCAAGCATTGTGTTTTTCAAATACTGGTGTCAATACAACTGATGGAGCAAGAGTACAGGCAAATATAAGATATAAAACTGGTTCCTACTCTGGTCAAAATACAATACAGATAATAACAGAAACTCAATTTGATGATAGTTCAGCAGTGGTTTTTAATACTGGTGGAAGCAGTGCTGAAAGGATGAGAATAAACTACCAAGGAAAAGTTGGTATAGGAACAACTCAGCCAGATAAAACATTGCACGTTTCCAGTTCTGATAATGTGCTTACTACAATAGAAAGTACAACCACTCACGCTACTGTTAGATTAATTGACCCAGATACAAGCAACGAAGCTACACTAACTAGGGTAGGAGACAACCTAGAGATAGTAAAAGATGGTGGCAATGTCAGTATTGGAAAAGATAACCCTGCACAAGCACTTGATGTAAATGGTAGCATTATATCTAGTGGCGTACTACTTGCTCCTACTTATGTAACATTTAATCACAGTTTCTATGACGATATAGGTACTACCGCACATTATTTACCTTGGGGCAATCTTGCTGAAGCAACAGGCAATGATTCTAGTGCTACATCGTTTCTTGTTCCAATGAGTATGACACTAAAAAAATTATTTGTAAGAATAGAAAGTATAACAAATCTTGGTAATCACAATCTTACTGTTACATTAGTAAGAAAAGCAGATGGTACTATAACAAATACAACAGTAGCAAGTGCTACTAAAGCTTTTTCTGCTGCTAATAGTAATAAGACTGTTACATACCTTGAATCAGATTTTAGTGCCACACCTAGATTAACACAAAAACAATTAGGCTCATTAAAAATTCAATTTGCAAGTGATTATGGTAACCAAACTGATTTTTTTGTTACTAGCGTATGGCAAATGAATAATAACACACTATAGGAGTAAAACCATGAAAGGTTATGCACAAAAAAAGAAAGACAAAAAATGGTCTGTTGGAAAAACCAAAGAAGTGGTTTCTCCTGCAGTAACCGAAGTAAAAGACGAGAATGGTGTCGTAGTTCGTGAGGCACAAGCTGAAGAATCTATAGACATTATTAAACTAAGTAAAAAACGCTATGACCCAGAAACAGGAAAAGCATTAGCAGACCACGAAGAAAGAATGTCTGTAGAAAAATGTGACGAAGCTGTTAAGAGTCTAGATGAACAGATTGCTGAATTAACTGCACAAAAAGAAGGTTGGGAAGCCTTAAAAGCAGATATTAAAGCACTCAAATAAAAGGATAACAAAATGCCAGATAAAAAAGAAAAAGAAAGTCAGGTAGTTGTCATTAACGATGTAGAATACAAAGTAGATGACCTTACTGAACAACAAGTAATGTTAGTTAATCACGTAGCAGACCTTGATAGAAAACTTGCAAGTAGTCAATTTAATCTTGACCAGTTGCAGGGTGGTCGTGAATTCTTTATGAAAAAGTTAGAAGCGGAGTTAGAGAATGGCGAGAATGATGATGCTGTTGAATCTAGCTAATATTAGTTGTAGTAGTGGTTGGTCAGTGGGTGGGTATGAACTCACCCCTGCCGACACAAGTAAGCCTAATGTATTTATAGAAATAATGGATACAGATTCGGTAGTTCATTACTATCATGGAGGTTTATATGAATCATCTAATTGGTGTTGGTTGCATCAAAAATTTGAAATAGTAAAAAGAGTAGATGAGTGAAAAACCACATACCGCCAGAAGCTATCGCACTGCCATTCTTGATGATAATGCCATTGTTTCTATTAATCTTAAATGGCTTGCCCAAGGTCTCGTTTTGGTTGCAGCTTTGGTATATGGTTACTTACAGATTGAAAGTAGGATTAAGACGTTGGAAAACAAATTGGTGGAAGCTGATAGCACGATTAGGAGTTTACTTGATAAACACAGCATGGAAGAAGAGCGGAAAAGGGCAGAATTGGAAAGTAAGCTTTCATTCTATGAAAAGGAATTAAATCTTAACCCTTTTAGCTGGGGTAAAAAGAAACGGAAATAATTATGGATTTTATGGCAGTGTATGGCGAAGCAGGAATGATTGGTGTTGTAGGTGCAATGTTTGTGTATCTAGTAATGCAGATGTCAAAAAAAGCAACTCAACAGCAAGAGGTTCTTGAAAGTTTAAAAGTAGAAAACAAAGGTCAATCTGAAACTCTTGAAAATATGGAAGGTATGGTTATTAAATTAATTGCAAGATGGAATCAGTCTGACGACAAACTTGATAGAAAGTTTGACGGACTTACTAAAGAAATAAATGATTTAGATAATCAAGTGTCTAGAATAGAAGGCTCACTTAGTAGGATAAATGGAAAACATTGATGGCACACGATAAAGATATATTAGCAATGATGGTAAAGTTTAACGAAAGACAACGAACCATATTTAATACTCTACATAGAATTGAAAAACATTTAGAAAAGTTAAATGGAAAGGTAGCTAACCACGAAACTGCTATAGCTAAGTTACAAACAGTTGGTGCAGTAGCTGTGATTAGTATACCAATAATCGTAAACATAATAATGAGGATAGTGTAATGTTAGCAAAGTTAATAGCAGATGATTTGTTGTCAGATGAGAATGGTGCAGAGGTTATTGCTGAAATAAATAAAGCAGTAGACATACCCATCATATCAGAAAAAACAGAACAAAAAATATTAGAAGCACTTTGGAAAGTGATTAAGGGTGTTCTTCTAAAAAAGATTGGTGTCTAATGCCTGCCAAAAGAAAATCTACTAAAAGATCTTATAAGACTCCTGCATGGCAAAGAAAAGCAGGTAAGAATCCTAAAGGTGGATTAAATGCTAAGGGTAGAGCATCTGCTAAGAGGCAAGGTAGTAATTTAAAACCACCTCTTAGCAAAGGCACTAGTCCAAGAAGAGTAAGTTTTGCTGCAAGGTTTTCAGGAATGAAAGGCCCTATGAAAGACTCAAAGGGTAGACCTACAAGAAAAGCATTGGCTTTAAAAAAGTGGGGATTTAGTTCTGTTGCTGCAGCAAGAGCATTTGCAAATAGACATAAAAAGAAAAAGTAGGAATACTATGCCAAGAAAAAAGAAAAAGAAAGGCTTGTATGCAAACATACATGCAAAACGTAAACGAATTAAAGCTGGTAGTGGTGAGAAAATGAGAAAACCCGGATCTAAGGGTGCACCAACTGCAGCAAACTTTAAACGAGCTGCTAAAACAGCTAAGAAAAGAAAGCCAAGAAAAAGGAGATAACTATGCCTTACGGAAAAGGAACATATGGTTCTAAAAAAGGTAGACCACCAAAGAAAAAGAAATCAGCTAAAAAGAAAGGTAAGTCAATGCTTACTAAAAAGCAAAAGACATTGCCTAAAAAACTTCAACGTATGATTGTTAAATCTAAAAAGAAGAAGAAATAATAATGCCTAGGTTTGGAAAAAGAAGTAAACAAAGACTACAAGGTGTTGATGCTAGACTTGTTAATGTTCTTAATGAAGTTGTTAAATACTTTGACATTACTGTAATAGAAGGTCTTAGAAGTCAGGAAAGACAAAATGAACTGGTTGCTAAAGGTCTAAGTAAAACAAAGTATGGTAAGCATGTACAAGGCAAAGCAGTTGATATTTCGCCATATCCGATAGATTGGGATGCTAGGGATGACTTCCATTACCTTGGTGGTTTTGTGCTTGCTACAGCAGCTTCTATGGGCATTAAGATACGTTGGGGAGGAGATTGGAACGCTAGTTCTTTGTATAAAGGTAAACGTACAACAAAAGATAATAAGTTTGACGATCTTGTACATTTTGAATTGTTGGATTAAATGAAAAGAGCAATAGTAATACCAGATCAACACTTTCCTATACATGACGAAGAAGCAGTTAGTGTAACTCTTCAAGCTATAGAGTATGTAAAGCCAGAGATATTTATTAATCTTGGTGACGTAGGTGAATGGGATAGTGTATCCGCATGGAGATTTAAAGGTAAACGATTACCTAATCTTGAACATCAGCTTATAGATGTAGATAAAGAAATCGAAGCTGTTAATGCTGGTATAGATATGTTTGACAAATCCTTAGATAAAATAAAGTGTGAGGAGCGATACATTCTTGCAGGAAACCATGATGAATGGTTAGATCATTTTGTAAACAAACATCCATACTTAAAAGGTTACAGATTTAGAGATGCATGTAGATGGAAAGAACGTGGTTATAAATATTATGCATATAATAAACCTTTAAAGTTGGGTAAAGTAAACTTTATACATGGAGCTTACGCTACAACATACCATGCTAAAAAACATTTAGAAGCTTATGGATCAAACATAGTCTATGGACACACTCACGATATTCAGAGGCATAGTTTGACTAAATTAGATTCTGGTACAATTGCAGCATAGTCTATGGGTTGTTTAAAAGATATGTCACCGGGTAAAAACAAATGGTTAAAAGGTAGATTGCATAACTGGAATCATTGTTTTGGTATTGTAACATTCTTTGATAGACCAAAAGGTAACTTTCAGATAGAACAGATAGAAATTGTAAAAGGTCAATGTACGCTATGGGGAGAACAGTTTAATGCCTAAACGAATTTTACAATTAAATGATTTTAGTGGCGGTCTTAATGTAGAAAGAGATATAGCTGATATTGCAAACAATGAAGTAGGTGTAGCTGAAAATGTTATGTTTAATATTTACGGAGGTGTGCAACCATCTTACAGTATGAATCAAACTGCTAATAAGGTTACTGCATATCAAAGCTCAAACATACAAACAGTAGAGCCCGGATATGGTCTTGGTTATTTTGAAACAGATAGAACAAGAGATGCTCAAACTCTTGCAGTAACAACTGGTATACAAGGTGTAATAGATGTTACAGACGGTTCTCAGGTTGGTATACCAGCTCTTAATGGTTTTGTTGGATTAAAACATAATACTGGTGGAGAATATAAAGAGTTAGCTCGTTACGTTAATAATTCTCAAGAAGATCTAACAAGCAATTTTCCAATAGGAACTGTTATAAGAATAGTAGGTGTAGATGTAACCAATCTTGGTATTTTTCAACAAGGTCAAGGTCTATATACTGTTGTAGAACATAATAGTAATAGTCTAATATTAAATAAAAAAATAAGTATACGTACAGGAGAAGGCCCTAACATTAACAAGCAAACAGTTTGGGGAGCTACTATTACAGGTCATAAGATGGGTGACAACTTAATATTTTTAGCACATCCTTCTGTACATAAAGTAGATGTGTTTTCTACAGATGCAAGTGGTTGGCAAACTAATGCCATAACATTAAGAAACACTGATAGTGGTATTAATTCTAAAATGTTATTTATAAAAGGTGGAGACAATATACGTTGCATAGATACTGCAGATAAAAATAACGCCACTATTCAATGGTATGGTTTTATACAAAGAGAACATTTTAGAGATTTATCTAATACAAAAACATCTGATACTCAATCATTTACAGGGTATATTGCAAGAGATAATAAATTAAGCAGACCAACAGAGACTACTCTTAGTTCTGCTATAGCTGCTAATACTGATGCTATAGGTAATAACATTAGTTATCCGTCAGCAGGTGCAGGTTTTAGGTTGAAGGTAACTACTATACAACAAGATGGAGCTATCCCTAAAGGAACTAAAGTAGATCCAGATGGAAGTAGTGATACATATGAATATGAATTTGCATCATCGTTTATATACGATGGTAATCAAGAATCATTACTAACAAAATATTCTACTACACATAATACAGGTAATAATGATTTAAAACAATTAGCAATAAACATTGCTGTTAAAGCACCTTTTGACAGAAGAATATCAGGTGGTAGAATATATGCAAGAGCTGTAGACAGTGATGATGAATTTATTATGGTGTTAGACATACATTTAACTAAAGGGTGTAGAACAAAGTTATCTGATGACTATACTAAATGGCATGATGCAGGAAGCAATCAATACAATTGCCCTACTGCTACAGGGTCAGGTGATTTTATATTATCAGAGTTTGGTTTACTTACGTATGAAGTGTTAAATGGTTTTTCGTCTAGTATATATAGTAATTATATAGGCGAAGCAGGTGAACATTTTAAAGATGCAGTTGTTGCAAACAACAGAGCTTTTGTATGCAATGTAACTATGGCAGATGAAGATACAGGTATAGACAAAGCAAACTCTTTTGATAATTCAATACTAAAGTCTTTTCCTGATAGGATTATGTATTCGATGCCTAATCGTTTTGATACGTTTCCGTACCATAATTTTATAGAAGCTGCTAAAGCTGATGCAGATGTGTATGTAGCATTAGAAGCATATGCAGACAGACTGTTAGCATATAAGAATAAAAGCTTAGATATAATTAATATATCAGGAGATGATCGTAATTGGTTTCTAGAAGACAGTAAACAGTATCAAGGTGTATTGCATCCAGAGGCTGTAAAGAAAACACAGTATGGAGTTATATGGGTAAACAAGCAAGGACTTCATATGTACAATGGTCAAACAATAGTTAATCTAAAAGATAACAAAATAAGTGACACTGTATGGGAAGCTCATGTAACAAACCTTTCTAGTATTATATATGATGAGCAAGAGTCTATGGCATTTGTTGTAAAAAACATGAGCAATAATGGCGATGCTTATATGGTTGATTTACGTAAAGGCAACTTTACTTTAATTAAAAACTTTGTAAATGTTGCTAATGATGGAGTAACAAACTCTGTAGATACAGATAGTAATAACACACTTCTTGCTGCAGATACTGGAAACAATGTAGATGTTTATCAGTTTAATAGACAGGTAGTTTCAGCAGTTAGCAAACTAACAACAAAGGCATTTGATTTTGGCAGTGTACATCAAGTTAAAAAAGTATATGCAATACATGTTACTTACAAATCAGATCAAGTGTTAACAGGTAAGTTTTCTTTATTAGAAGAAGACGGTACTAGCACAGCTTTAAGTGGTACAGTTGCATCTGCTACAAGCAATTGGGCAAAAGTAAAACTTACTCCGTCAGCACCAGTTGTATGTAATAAACTATCAGTAAAATTAGATAGTACATCAACAAGTGCTAAAGTGTATATTAATGATATTGGAATAGAGTATAGAATCATTCATAAGAAAGGTTCGTAATGGATAGAGTATCAAGATTTATTAACAATAAAAAACAAGATAAGATACGTGTAGTAAACTCACAACCATCTATACAATCTATGAGAGAAGGTGAAGAAGTATTATTTTTTACTAAGGATGGAAAACTTTCTAGGTATAGAAAAGAACGTGGGCAGCTATGGCGATCAGATATGGTTAAAGCAGGATAAGAGGTAGTTATGTCAGTACAAAATTTATTTTTAACACAACAAATGAGAGAAACTCAAAGAAATCTTGAGAATCGTTTAGAAAAAGAAGAAGCTAGACAAAAAAAAGGTGGTCTTTTTAGTTCTATTGGAAGTGGTTTAGGCGGATTTTTAGGAGGAATTGGTGGAACAATGTTAGGTGCAGCATTAGCTCCTATGACTGGTGGTTTAAGTTTAGCTGCTACTGCTGGTTTAACAGGGTTAGGTGCTACAGCAGGATCACTTGCAGGTTCTAGAGTGGGTTTAGAATTAGGAGATGGCAAGCGATCTGATGCTATTGATTTAGGAATGAATAGAAGTGCTGTAACAGGTGAAGAAAGAGAATTTGGTCAAGACATAAAAGATAGATACAGAAGAGGAATAAATGATTTTCAAGATTCTCTAAATAATAGAATACTATCAAGTGCTTTACAAACAGGTATTAAAGCAGCAGCATTTGCTTATGGTGGTGGAGCTTTAAATAAACCTACAATGGCAGAAGGTACTGTTGTAGATGCATCAGGTAATGTAGTAGATATACCTAAAGCTAATGTAGCTGGTGCACAAGCATATCAACCTGCAAGTATGGGTGGTTCAGCAAGGGTTAATGTTAGCCAATTACCTGCACCTAGTGTAGCTCCTAGAGTTAATCCTTCACTTACTACTACCACTGCTCCTGCATTAACTACAGCACGACCACAACCAACTAATTTATTTGATCAGGCTATGATATCTCAACCTGATTTACCTGCAATGTCTAATCCTACTGTAGGTCAATTTTTTGATAACTTTTCTAGACAAGCAGAATTAGCTCAGTTTCCTAATTCGTTTACTGGGCCTTTAGCTAATAACATGATACCTAATCAAAACAATCAACTTTTTCAATATATAACAGATTTTAGAGGGAGACCCTAATGGCACATTCACCATATCATTTTGACTGGAACATTACACCGTCAGGTTTAGAACCACCTGCTAGCACAGAATCACCTGAACAATTTTTAGAAGAGTTTTCTAATATTACTGTGGATGGATTAACAGACGAAGATAGAATATTTTTACCTGATTCTAACCAAATGGCACAAAATATAGCTATGTCTAGATTTGGATTAGGAAATGCTATGACTGCACAAAAATTAGCTGGTACAAATAATCTTATAAACATGACTGGAGGAATGGGTGTCAATAGCATGGGTCAAGGTTTTGGTAGAAGGCAGTCAGCTTTAACACAGGGATTTAGAGACTTTAATCAACAACAACAAGCACAGCTTCAAGAAAATATAGCAGGGTTTAGATCAGATGTTTTAGGTGAACAGTTTCGTTACCAAGATGCATTAACTACAGCTTTAGGTAATTTAATACAAAGTGGTGAAAATGATGATTTAACTATTACACCTTCTGGGCCACCTCTTCCTTCCTTCACTACAGTTCCTACAGATTATCAAGGAGATTCGATTCTTGTAAATGGAACTAGATTACTTTGGACAGGATCAGGGTATGCACTTGCTAATACGCCAAGAGTAAATATGCCGATTTACACAGGTACTGGTGGTTAAACAATAAAATTAAATAGGAGTTAATTATGGCAGTAGATCCAGCATTAGTAGGCTTTGATGTAGTAAATACATTACAAGATACATTACTTAATTATGTAATGGCTAATAGAAGAATGCAACAACAAGACAGGCAGTGTAATACTCAAATGCAATTGCAACGAGATCAAATGAAAGATAGCAGAGATAGATTTGATAGAACTTTTGATGACAGTAGAGATAGGTTTGATATAAATACTGGTTTTAGAACTAGAGATGAAGATAGACTTATTTCAGCAGGTAAGTTTGATAGAAAAATGTTTGAAGATGTTTTTGTAAATGCACAAAAACAAAGAGAAGCTCAAGCAAAATACGATAGAGACTACAACGAATTTTATGATGCAAATAAATCAAAATACATGTTTGCATTAAATAGAGATAATGTAGAAAAAAATCTTAGAAGAGAGTTTGAACAACAGGTTGGTAAACGACCAGAGTTTGTAGTTCCTCCTTTACCTGAAGGTGATTTCCTAGGATCTCCAGTTTTTACAAATCAATATTTACAGATGATGCAAAATAATCCTGAAAATTTATTAAATATGATGATGATGTCAATGGCAGGAAGAGGAGGACAATAATGGATCCTAATTTAATAATAGATTTAATAGAAAATTATAATGCAAATCCACAAAGATATACAGATGAAGAAGCAGAGTTTATTGCACAGCTTTCAAATCAAGTAGGTCGTTATTTTAATAGAGACAGTAAACCAATTAGCAAAGCTTTATTTGATTTAGCTGATACTGCTACTTTTGGATTATTACCTAATGAACTTAGACCTGTTTCTAGAGGTGAATCTGTATATGGACAAACATTTTCTGAAGATGTTGGTGGTTTACTAGGAATGTTAGGTGGCGGTGCTCTTGGTGGTGCAGGAGCTGTTAGAGGAGCTAGAGGCATTATGAATATGTTTAGAAAGAGTCCTCCTCCTTTTTATAGTCAACCACGTTTACCGGGTTCTGTTCAATATGGTAGATATGGAACACCTCCAACAAGGAATCCTTTGCAATTAACGGAAGGTCAAAGATCCTTACCGGGTCAAACTAGAAGACAAATAAGAAGAAATAGACTTCCATTGGATTCTACTTCTGGAGAACCTATTGCAATGAGAGGTGATATAATGAGATATTTAAATCCAAGTAGTTTATTAGAAAATACAGATGAATATTTAGATACTGTGTTAAATAATGCTTTATTAAGATATTAATAAATGGCATCACCATATGAAGCTTATAAAGTACGTGAGTTAGTAACAGCGTACCGATCAGATCCTACTATGTTTACAGATGATCAATTAGATCAACTGGAAGCATTGGCTTTTGATAATGGAATAAAGTTTAAACGTATTAACAGTGAGTTTAATCTAAATAGAGCTATAAGACAGGCATTTGCTGGAGCTGTAGAAGGCTTTACTACATTTGATTTAATGTCTGAAAAGCCTCGTAATACAGGCGAAGCTATATTTAGACAGATTGGACATTTAGTAGGCTTTGCTCCGGGTATTGCTAAAGCACCTATAGTAGCTGCATCTAAAGTTGCACAACGAGTTACTGGCAAGCAAGCACCTAGTCGTTTTACAGAAGCAGTATTAGATCATATAGATATATTAAATACTAAGTCTGTTCCTATGCAATTTAGCAGAGCAGGTAAATTAGGTTTAGATAAAATATTAACTAAAACTGGTGCAGACTCTGCAGAATTATTAAAACGTGGTACTGTTGGTAGGCAAATAGCAGATGAAGCTGTAGGCTTGGCTTTTGCTAGTGGTATAAGTAATGTTTGGAAAGGTGAAGATGCTGTATTAGATGGTTTTATTGGTGGAGCTATAGCTGGTGGAGCTTTTGGTGGTTTAGGTAATTTTGTTTCTGTAGGTAATTTATATAAAGGTACACCTCAACAAGTTGAAAGAGCCAATTTAGCATTACGTACTGGAGTAGGTTCTTTGATTACTGGATTACCTAGTACACTTGCTGATGAGCCTACAGAAATGCAGATATATAATTATTTATTAGGTGGATTCTTTGGGTACAATGCTAGACCTGCAGTAGATAAAGAAGCATCTAAATGGTTTAATAATAATAGAAATCCTAGAGAAAACTTCAGACCAGAAGAGTCTAAGGATTTTAAAGACCTAAGTAAAGAAGCAAAAGATTATATACGTTATGAACACCCAATGGGTTATGAGTCTAGTCAAGGAGAAGCAGGAGGTAGTTCGGGAGTAGCTTTACGATATTTAAATAGAAAAGCAGAAGAAAATGGTGAGACTATAAATTTTAGACAAGAAGCTATTGACCATTTTAAACGTAACAATATACAGTATACTGAAAAAGATGTGCTTGATTATTACAGAGAAAGAGCTATAGAGCTGTATGATATTGGTAGAGATAATATTAGGAATGCTGTAGTATTTAGAAATAACATATATAATAACGAACAAATAGACCAGATGGACACAGTGCAACGTGATCTATTTAGTTTAAGAAAAACGTCTAATAAAATATTTGATAAAACAGACAGGTTTGATACTAGTGTAGACGTAGCACAAACAATTAAGAATACTTTTGAGCAGTCTAACAATGACATAGAGATATTTCGTCAGAATATTAAAAATGCATTTGGTGATGTCATTAGTCCAGACATTAACAAAGAATTAACACAATACTTTATTGACAAGTCTAACATTATGCAGCCGATTGATTTACCATTTATTCATGGAAATCAGGCTAGGTTGGCATTGGTAGAAAACGAAAGAATAGGAGATGTAACTATAAGAGAAAAAGCTCCTATGCTTCCTATACAAAAGTTGTTACCAGATGCTAACATAAGATTTATGACACATGCTGTGTTAGATGGTAGTCCTGTAAAAATACTAGGTCAAACATCTAAGGATGGTGAAATAGTATACGATATAAATCAAAAACAACTAGGGTTGCTTAACGATGTTTTAGCAAGTAAAAACAGATACATGTTAAGTGCTAACAAAGATAAGCTTAATGTATTTACTAGTGAGTTTAGAGACGATAACTATACGCTTGACGATATATTTAATATATTATCTAGGTCTGGCAGGAGTTTAAAAGAGTTACAAAAAAATTATGATGATGCATTGAAATTAGAATACGAGTTGTTTGGTAAAAATGATAATGTTGCTCAAATACATAGAAGAAAGTTTATATCTAATATTGTTAATGAAGCAGAATTAGAAGGATTACCTGTAGAAGAGGCTTATAGATTTATACAAAAAGACTCACCTTATTTTAAAGATGTAGTAGACTTTAATAAACGTATGCAATTAGCTACTACTAGAATGTTTTATATGACACCTTCTAGTTTTAAAAATGTAGCAGATACAAACCAAGGTCA